TTGCAGCAAAAAGTAAATAATTATTACAGTGGAAGAGAAGTATTCAGGCCAGAAAAAAAATCTTATGATTTTTTTCCTATGGGCAGAGAAGAAACGTGGGTTAAACTAAGTTTAAAAAGTTTAGTTAATTCTGCACAAAGAGAAGGTAAACGTTACGTGGCACTCGCTCCAGCAGAATTTTTTCAATTGGGTCAAAATAACAAATTTAAAATAGAACAGTTTTATGGTTTAGGGTCTGGAGATTTGATGCCTTACTTTTCAAAAAATCCCAAAGTTGCAAATGAGAAAATTGTTTTTAAAGGTGGACCTGAAGCCATAGGTAAATACAGAGAAAATACTGCCATTAAAAAAGGGGCTGATAAACAAGGAGATGAATTTTACCCTGGTAAATTATCAGGCACAGCTATATTACCAAAAGCTGCTCAAGATTTAGTTAAAGAAATGGGTGGTAATTTATCTGTAAAAAAAGTGTTTTTAACTGACCCTACAAAACCTTATAAAGTATTAAGCTTAGAACGTGAAGGACAAAAGATGAGACCTGCTAGAGCTTTTAAAAGCAAAATATACAGAGATAATTATTCTAAAAAATATGGTGGTAAAGACTATGATGTAATAGATGAGAATGATCCTATTAATTATGTCGAAAGTATAGTAATAGATACACAAGGCATGGAAAAAAGGCCGAGCAAAGGATATAAACTAGGAGGATTGGTTGAAGTCAAAAGAGAGTTCTTCGCACCATTGATTTAATGTTTGATAAATTTATTACGGATTATATTAAAAAAGGAACTAGTGCTGAGGCAACTATTAAAGATCAATTAAGCCAAGTTCAAGAAACAGGTCAAGGTTTAGAAGGCCAAAAGAAAAAATATGGTGTAAGTTTAAAATCAGGTGGTATAGTTTCTAGAGGTCAAAAATTAGCAAGATCAAAATTAACAAAAATATTTTAAAATGGCAGAAGAAGATATTCAAATTGAAGAAACCGTTGGCACGACTCCTGAAGCAGTAACCACGGTTATTGACGAAGAAGATAATCTTATTGCTGGTGAGCCCTTACCCGAAGAAGGAGAGCAAGAAAATTTTTATACAAACCTTGCAGAAAAAATAGACGAACAAGAATTAAAAAAAATAGGATCTCAATTAGTTACAGAAGTTAATTATGACAGAACTTCAAGAGAAGATTGGGTTCAAGGTTATGTAAAAGGTTTAGACCTTTTAGGATTTAAATATCAATCTTTGACAAGACCTTTTATTGGAGCATCAGGAGTAACACATCCGCTCCTTGCAGAATCAGTAACACAATTTCAAGCACAAGCAATTAAAGAATTACTACCAAGTTCTGGTCCTGTAAGAACAGAAGTTATTGGAGCAGAGACAGAAGAAAAAATACAACAAGCTCAAAGAGTAAAAGATTTCATGAACTATATGCTCATGGATAAAATGGAAGAATATACTCCGGACTTTGATCAAATGTTATTTTATTTACCGTTAGCAGGTTCAGCGTTCAAAAAAATATATTACGACGAATTAATGCAAAGAGCAGTTTCAAAATTTATACCAGTTGAAGATTTAGTAGTGCCATATAACGCAACTGATCTTCAAGATGCTCAACGTATTACTCAAATAATTAAAATGAATCTAAACGAATTAAAAAAATTGCAAATGTCAGGAATGTACTTAGACATTGATTTACCAAAACCTTATTACTCTCAAAATGACGCAAAAGATAAAGTTAATGAACTAGAAGGCATATCACCAACTCCAGAAACAGCGGAAGATATGTATAATATAATTGAAGTACACACTTATTTAGATTTACCAAATTTTGAAAAAGAAGGTAATATTAAAATTCCTTACATTGTAACAATTGATGAAGACTCACAACAAGTATTGTCTATTTACAGAAATTATAATCCTGATGATCCACTTAAAAAAAGAAAAAATTATTTTGTTCATTTCAAATTTTTACCGGGTCTAGGTTTTTATGGTTTTGGCTTAATTCATATGATTGGTGGTTTATCTAGAACTGCGACTTCAGCTTTAAGACAATTACTTGACGCTGGAACATTATCAAATTTACCTGCTGGATTTAAGTCAAGAGGAATGAGAATTAGAGATGATTCTGAGCCATTACAACCAGGTGAATTTAGAGATGTAGATGCTCCAGGTGGAAATATTAAAGATCAGTTTCAATTACTTCCTTTTAAAGAACCAAGTGCAACATTATTTAGTTTATTAAATTACTGTGTTGACTCTGGAAAAAGATTTGCTTCTATCGCTGACATGCAAGTTGGAGACATGAGCCAACAAGCCCCTGTCGGTACAACTATGGCATTACTAGAACGTGGATCAAAAGTTATGTCCGCGATCCATAAACGATGCTACTATGCAATGAAACAAGAATTTAAAATTCTTGCACAAGTATTTGCAGATTACTTACCACCAGAATATCCTTACGATGTATATGGTGGAGAGCGTACTATAAAAGCACAAGATTTTGATCAAAGAGTTGATGTCATACCAGTAGCAGATCCTGATATATTTTCTATGACACAACGTATTCAGGTTGCACAAGCTGAATTACAATTAGCTCAAACAAATCCACAAATGCATAATATTCATGAAGCTTACAGGCGCATGTACGAAGCACTTGGAGTTAAAAATATAAATGGAATTTTAAAGCCACCACCAGAGCCACCACGACCATTAGACCCAGCAATTGAAAATACAGGTGCCCTACAGATGATTTTACCAAAAGCATTTCCTCAACAAGATCATGATGCGCACATTGCAACACATATGGCATTCATGATGAGTAGAATGGTGCAGATTAATCCTCAAGTTTATGCATTATTACAAGGTCATTTAATGGAGCATGTGAGTTTAAAAATCAAACAACAGGTTTTAGCTGACTTTCAACGTGATCCAGCTATGTTACAACTTCAACAAAGCGATGAAGATGCGTTTGCAATTGAATTTGACAGTGAAGTTGCAAGGAGACAAGCGAAAATGACACAAGAATTGGCTCAAATGGAGACTCAATTTGATGCACAGAAGGGACAAGACCCATTAATTGGTCTAAAACAACGTGAATTAGACCTAAAAGCTATGGATATTCAAAGAAAAGCGGTTGAAGAGGCTAAAAAAATGAATTTTGAACGTAATAAGTTCAGTGCACAGCAGACTTTACAAGAGGACAAACTTAATTTAAATGAAGAATTAGGGAAGAAGAGAATAAATTTAGCAGAAGCTAAATTAAAACAAGATTTAAAAAAACCTACGCAGAAAAAGGAGTAAAAAATGCCAAAAAAACCTCTTGATAAAAAATACGATGAAAGATTTAAACCTATTCCAATGTTAGCAGACCCTACACTTAAAAAAGATCAATTAGAAGAAATGAAAAAAATATTTGGAGCAGTTCCTCCAGTTAAAAGAGTTGGAAAAAAAGAAGGTGGAGAAATGAAGAAAAAAAGTTTTCCAGATTTAACAGGTGACGGTAAAGTTACTATGGCAGATATTTTAAAAGGAAGAGGTGTCATTAAGAAAAAAGGCGGAATGATGAAAAAAGCTGACGGTGGTTCTGTAGAAAGATTTACTCCATCTGATATAAAAAAAACAAAAGATGCAATTAATCAAGTTGGTTCTTCTGACAGATTAACTTCATCTGATGTAAAAAAAGCAAAAAAAGCAGTCAAGGGAATGCAAGACGGAGGATTAATCCGAATGCACAAACAAATGGCAATGAGCACTAAAAAATTCACATGATGAACGGAGCTAAAAAAAGTCAGAAACCTAAAAAACCAATAAAACAAAAACCAGTTAAAGCATTAACGGGTTTAGAAGTTGCATTAATTGGCGGAGCAGCAGGTTTAGCTGGCTCAATGTTAGGAGGTGGTGGAAAAAAAGCTGCGGCAACTCCATTAAATAATCCAGCAGCCATGATTGCACCATTGAGCGGATTCGTAGGAAAAAAAGAAGATGAAAAAGAAAAAGCACCAGGAATGAAAATGGGTGGATTATCTGGAGGCAAAAGATATGGAGCTCCTCCTAAAAAAGGTCCAATGTCTCAAGGTATGAAAGATGGTGGAATGACTTATAATGATAAAATTGGAATTGACGGCGGAACTTCAAAAGGTCAATATGATGTTCAAGTAAAGAAAAAGGTTTTTAAAGGCATATTCTAATGTTACAAATGCTAGGAGCTGTTGCACCTCTTGCTAAAATTCTATTTAACACAATTGAAAAATCTGTTCCGGATAAAGATCTTCAAGAAAAATTAAAATCACAATTACAAACTCAATTACTACAATCTAATACAGCAGAATTACAAGCTGCAGCAAAAATAGTTGAGGCAGAGGCCAAAGCAGGCTGGTTTGCATCGAGCTGGAGGCCTCTGTTAATGTATGTGTTAATATTTATTCTTGTATGGAATTACGTTTTAGGCCCAGTAATATTTTTTTTCTTCAAAGCTTCCATTACAATTCAATTACCAGGAGATGTGTGGACACTTTTACAGATTGGTCTGGGAGGTTACGTTGTGGGACGAAGTGCAGAATCAGTTGCGCGAACCATGGCTAATAGACCTCAGTCAAAAGAACAGGAGAATGGATAATGATAGAAAGATTGAAAGATTTAATTGCGAATAATTTTATTGCTAAAAAAATTCAAGAAAAAAATAATATTCTATTAAGAAGCCGTAAAGAAGTAGATATAAATGGTAATGGCACTTCTGGATACACAATAAAAGAAGGCGAACATAAGGGTATTGTTTTAGGCCATATTCAAAAAAACAAATCTGCACTTGAAACAAAAAAAAAGGATGAACTGTACGACGAATTAGGATATTAATTCTTAATGATTCGTGGAGACAGCCAAGATTACAATTTATTAGATAATTGGATAAGAAGCATAAAACTTAAATCTGATAACGTTTTAACTTGTGAAATAGGTGTTCGCGAAGGACTTGGTTCTAAAATTATAATGGACGGCATGAGACCTAACCGTCTTCAAAATTACACTCACATTGGTATAGATCCTTATGGAAATTTAAACTATCAACATTATGATAATTCTCCTTCTTACACTGCTGATTACACAAATGAAATGCGATTGCAGTTAGAAAAAGATTTATCTGATTATAAAGAATTTAAATTGTATCATATGACAGATAGAGAATTTATGCGACGTTATCCAGAATATAATCCATTTATATTTGTTCATTTTGACGGTCCTCACATGACAAAAGATGTTTTGAATGAAGCTATATTTTTCGCAGAACGTAGTATTATTAATTCAAGATTTGTTTTTGACGATTATCAAAAATTTGATATGGATACAGTATCTAAATGTTTAAAATACTATGATTTTCAAACATTAGATAAAGGTGAAAATAAAATATGCCTAGAAAAAAAAAAATAATAATTAACGATTATATGCAACATTGGATAGAATCTACTGAAACTGGTCATATAATTAAAATAGTTGACGGAAAAGATAATACTTGGAATATAGTATGTAATTGGAAGAAATACAGAAGAAAAGGCAGATTTTTTAAGTTTTAACATGGATTACGATACTATTAGATTTATTCAAAAAAGAACAAAAGAGAAGAGATCAATACTGTGTGATAAAATTGTCATAGGTGTTGACAATTTTACCACATATCAATATATAATAGGGCAAATCAGATCACTCGATGATCTGCTACAAGACCTAACGGACTTGTTAAAAAAACAGGAGCTAAATGACGACGACAACGCCTCAGGCGCCCGAGACTGATTCGAAAGAAAACGGTCTCCTAAATGCATATAAGACTAAAGAAGAGATAGAAAAACTCTATCTTGATTCATCATCTCTTGATGAAAAAATAATTGATAAATTACCTACACCTACAGGTTGGAGAATACTTGTTCTTCCATACTCTGGTCCACAAAAAACTAAAGGTGGAATAATTTATTCTGATGTAACACAATCCACAATTCAACAAACTACTGTTGTAGGTTTGGTTTTAAAAATGGGACCGCTTTGTTATAGAGACAGAGAAAAATTTCCATTAGGTGCGTGGTGCAAAGAGAATCAATGGATTATTTTTGGTAGATATGCTGGAAGCCGTTTTAAAATAGATGGCGGAGAAGTCCGAATTTTAAACGATGATGAAATCATCGCAACAATTAATAATCCAGAGGATATATTGCATACATACTGAGGATAAAAAGGAGCTAAAATGTCAGAAACTGAAATACTAAAACCAAGTCAAAAAACTGTTGAATTAGATACGGACGGTTATGAGGATAAAGATGTTGTTGTTCAAGAAAGTAAAAAAGAAAACGAAAAAGTAAAAATAGTTAACGAAGAAGTTATTCCTGAAGGTACAGTTGTTAATCAACATAAGGATGATAAAGTTGAAATACAAGTACAAGAGGAAATTGAAAAAACAAATACTTCAGAATCAAAAGATTCTAAGCCTCAATCAAAAACAGATGATCTTTCATCATATTCAAAAGATGTAAGATTTAGAATTAATGAACTTACAGGTAAAATGCGAGAAGCTCAAAGACGAGAAAGAGCTGCATTACAGTATGCCAAAGGTTTACAAAAACAAGTTGAGGAAGTTAAAACAAGATTTCCAAAAATAGAAGAAAGTTATTTAAAAGAATTTGAAGCTAGAGTTGAATCTGATCAAGTTCAAGCAACTAGAGAACTTCAATCAGCGATTGAATCTCAAGACGCTGTAGCAATTTCAAAAGCTAATCAAAGATTAGTTCAAATTTCTATAGAGAAAGAAAGACTTTCAAATACGAAATATATGAGAGAGCAAGAAGCTGAAAAAGCTAAAACTGCTCCTAAACAACAATTTAATGAAGAACAAATCTATGCAAACATGCCCAAAACTAGCGAAAAAGCTAAGAAATGGGCTGAGAAAAATGATTGGTTCTTAAATGATGACATCATGACAGATGCTGCACTTAAAATCGATGTAAAGATAAAAAGTGAGGGTATTGAAGTAGATAGTGATGAGTATTATAATGAATTAGATAAACGTTTGAGAGATTATTTCCCTCAAAAATTTACTAACTCTCAACTAGAAATAGATGAGAATAAACAGGAGCCACGTAAAGTCGTTCAGAACGTTGCAACTGCTAATAGAAATCAAACTGGACGCAGGACTGTGAGACTCACCAAATCACAGTTGGCTATTTCTAAAAAATTAGGGGTGCCACCTGAAGAATACGCGAAATATGTGAAAAACTAAAAGGAGCTAAAATGAAAAAAGAAGAAAATAAAAGGGTTTCGCGCGAGTCTGAGCAAAGATCAAAAGATCTTAGAAAAAAAGTTTGGACTCCACCATCAAGTCTAGATGCGCCTCCGCCACCAACAGGATTTCATCATCGTTGGATTAGAGCAGAGACAATGGGTTTTCAAGATACTGCAAACGTATCTAAAAAACTTAGAGAAGGATATGAATTAGTACGAGCTGAGGAATTAAAGTCTCAGATCGGAGAAAATGATTATCCAGTTATCTCTGACGGAAAACACGCAGGCGTAGTTGGGGTTGGTGGCCTATTGTTGGCTAGGATACCGGAAGAAATCGTGGAATCGCGCAAAAATTACTTTAAAAGTAAAACAAAACAACAAATGGACGCGGTTGACCGAGATGTTTTGAAGGAACAACGACCTGAGATGCCTATCAATATTGATAGACAATCTCGTGTGACATTCGGTGGAGGATCTAAAAAATAATTTTTTAGAAAAAGACCATCGGGTTATTAAATAAACTTAAAATAGGAATAAAAAACTATGGCAAACTCACAAAAACCAATGGGCTTAAACCCTGTAAGGATGCTTGGTGGTACGCCGTTTAATAACTCTCAAAACAGATACAGAATCTTGAAAAATTTTGCTACGGCTATATTTCAAGGAGATCTAGTAGCAACGAGTACTAATGGTACAATCATTAGAGCTGCTGCTGGAACAAACCCTGTTGTTGGAGTATTTAACGGAGTGTTTTACACTGATCCTACAACACAGAAGCCTACGTTTAGTAACTATTATCCTGGTTCAATAAGTGCTAATAACATTATTGCCAATGTAATAGATGACCCAAATGTAGTTTACTCAATCGCAGCTGACGAATCTTTCGCCAATGCAGATTTATTTGCAAACTACAGTATTGTGGCAACAACGGGCAGCACAGCCTCAGGAGTATCAAAAGAAAGATTAGACGTTTCAACAGCAGACAGCTCATCTACTTTTGTACTTAAAGCAATTGATATATCTCAGGATCCAGATAATTCTGATCAAACTGTATCAAATGTTGGCGTGCTAGTAATAATTAACGCACATGAGTACCGATCAGGTACTGTGGGCAAGAACTAAGGAGTTATAAACTATGGCTATTTCACGCGCACAGCTAGTTAAAGAACTAGAGCCAGGTTTGAACGCTTTGTTCGGCTTGGAATATGCACGATACGAAAATCAACATACTGAAATTTTTGCAACTGAAACTTCAGACAGAGCTTTCGAAGAAGAAGTAATGTTATCAGGTTTTGGTTCAGCTCCAGTTAAAAACGAAGGTGCTGCAGTAGAATTCGATGATGCGGTAGAAGCTTTTACAGCTAGATACACACACGAAACTATTGCTCTTGCTTTCGCGATAACTGAAGAAGCAATCGAAGATAATTTGTATGATAGATTAGCGGCTCGTTACACAAGAGCGTTAGCAAGATCTATGGCTAACACAAAACAAGTTAAAGCTGCTTCTGTATTGAACAATGCTTTTACAGCAGGTTCATTTGCAGGTGGTGACGGTGTTGCATTATGTGACAAAGATCACCCACTAGTAAGTGGCGGAACTTTCAGTAATGAATTGGCAACACCAGCTGATTTATCTGAAACTTCACTTGAACAATCTTTAATCGACATTCAAGCGTTTGTTGACGAAAGAGGGTTAAAAATTGCTCTACAAGGCAGAAAATTAATAATTCCAAAAGAATTACAGTTTACTGCAGAGAGAATTTTAAAATCACCTCTAAGAGTCGGAACTGCTGATAACGATATCAATGCACTTAAGAATATGGGTATGATTCCAGAAGGTTATAGAATCAACAATTTCTTAACTGACAGTGATGCGTTTTTCATCATGACAGATGCTCCTAATGGACTTAAGCACTTTGTTAGAGCTCCATTAAGAACAGCGATTGAGGGTGACTTCGACACTGGTAACACAAGATTCAAAGCTAGAGAGAGATATTCATTTGGATTCTCTGATCCTAGAGGAATCTTCGGATCACCAGGAGCTTAATCTAAATTAAGTCTTTCTATAAAGGGGCTGGTGTTTACACTAGCCCCTTTTTATTTTATAATTAAATCACTATACATTAACTTCTGATCTAGACGCGTATAGTCGACGGCCTAGAGACTAGATTAGAAAAACTAGGAGAATAATACTATGGCACAAACAACTTTTTCCGGCCCAATAAAAGCTGGAAATATTTTTAACACAACTGGAACTACAGTAGGCACA